TCCTGCTCGGCACCTTCGGTTGGGCTTGGATGCTGTTCTCGTTTGTCCTGACGACCGGCTTTGCATGCTTGTTTGTGCGAGCGTCTTGGGAAGAGTTTGCCGATTGGTGGTGAGCTAGCGAGCTGGGGGCGTTTCAGCTGTAGCTTGCTCCCTCGCCACGTCGAGGTCGGCGGCGTGCTTGGTAAGCTTGACCGGGGCGGCGGTGCGCTGGCCCGGCTCGGCCCAGGGATTCATCGTGACGCAATAGCCGCTGTTGTTGCCGCACTGCCGCACCTCGCCGGTATGGCTGTCGATGACGACGATAACGGCCGTATCGTCCGCCAGCCGGGCTGCGGCGGGATCTTTGGGCTCGGCGACGCCCGACTTCTTCCACAGTCGGTCGGTCTCGAAGATGCCGATGCCCGAATAGCGGCCCTGCGCCCTAGGACTTGAGCCGCCGATACCTTCACCTTCTGACCGCAACCGGACAGCACCAGAACCGCGATCGACAAGCCAATTGCTGCGATACGCATGTCGTCCTCCCCAACGCGATCCGGCAGGGTGGTTGTAGCTCGTTTTTGCGCTTTGCAAATGGCCAAAGCCGGATACTCTCGTGAGATGAGTTGCCGCTGGATACTGCCGTTCGTTCCCGTCGCCGCGATGATTGGCGCGGCGCCGATCGACGCCAAGCCGGCCGCGCCGACCAGCCGCTACGCCAAGATCAATCAGTGCAAGGAAATGGCGTCCGGCGACATCAACAAGGGCGAGGACTGGGTCAACGTCCGATGCACCGGATTGAGCGGCATTTCCATGTGGTACATCTGCATGGACAGCAACAAGTGCCGCTATGGCTTCGGGCGCAAGGCCAATCTCTCGTCGGGAATGTTTGGGGTGGATGGCGACCCCAACTGGCCGATCGAATGGCGGGGCGGATGGCCGGAAAGAGGTTCGTGCCGTTCGCGGTGATCATGCGCGGACGGATGGCAGGCATGTTGCCTGAGGACGGCAGTTCGCTCAGCGTGTTTCGCCTGCGGCCCGACGGCATGTCCTGTGTCGTGGGGGATGGAATCAAGTCCAATGAGGAAGCGAGAAAGCTGGCCGATGCGGCGGGTCCCTGTATGGGGGAGCCAGTGGCCGCCGATGTGAAGGCATTTTACCTATTTGGTAAAAAATAGTTGACATCGTCACGCTCATCTGGCACATAAGCCGATATTGGGAAAATGTGATTCGGCGACGGGCCGGGCGGAAACGTCCGGCCCTTTTCGTTAGGCTGGACGATGGGCAGGCTGGTGGTGGATGGCGGCAGGAATCCGAAAAGGCGGGCGGCACGGAAAAACGACTGGACCCAGACAAAGGAAGACAGGTTCATCGAGGCACTGACCGACAGCTGCAACGTGACCCATGCGGCGGGCATGGCGAACGTGTCGGTGAGCGCCGCCTATCGGCGCAAGGCGGGCAGCGCCTCATTTCGCGCGGCGTGGGCGCGCGCAGTTAGCATCGGCTATTCGAGGCTGGAAATGATGCTGCTGGAGCGGGCGTTGCACGGGATCGAGAAGCCGGTTAGCGCGAAGGCCGGCGAAAGCAGCGTTATGCGGCAGTATGACGACCGCACCGCATTGGCCCTGTTGCGTCACCATCGCGAGGCGGCCGAGGCGGCGGAGCAGGAGGTGGACGCCAATGAGCTGGCCGAGGCCACCGAGCGGATCATCGCGCGCCTGAACAAGCTGAAGCAACGGGGCGCGCTCTGAGGTGGACGTGCCGCAGGAACAAATGCTCCGGCTGTTGGACCTAAGCGAGGCTGAGCAGCGCGCCTGGCTGGCGAAATGCCGGCCGGAAGATTTGCTGAAGCTGGACGCGATGTTCGAAACCTGGATGGCGGAGGGACAGAAGGAGCCGAAGCGCGAAGGCTGGCGCACCTGGCTGATGATGGCGGGGCGTGGGTTCGGCAAGACACGAGCGGGCGCCGAATGGATTCACCGGTTGGCGATGAGCGGCAGCCGGCGGCGGATCGCGCTGGTGGGTGCAACGATCGACGAAGCCCGCGCGGTGATGGTCGAGGGACGAAGCGGGTTGCTGGCGGTCGCCCGGCGGCACGGAAGCCGCGTGCGATGGGAGCCGAGCCTCGGTCGCCTAACCTGGCGCAATGGCAGTGTGGCGACGCTGTTTTCGGGCGATCACGCCGACGGTCTGCGCGGGCCGGAGCATGATTTTGCCTGGTGCGACGAGTTGGCGAAATGGCGGGAGGCGGAAGACGCCTGGGACAATTTGCAGTTGGGGTTGAGGCTGGGAGTGCGGCCCCGCGCGCTGGTGACGACGACGCCGCGGCCGGGCCGCTTGCTGGAGCGGATCCGGAAAGAGCCGTGGACGGTCGAGACCGGCGGAAAAACCGGTGACAATTTGAGCCTACCCAATCGCTTCGCCGAGGTGATGATGGCGACCTATGGCGGTACGCGGATCGGGCGGCAGGAGCTGGAGGGGGAGCTGCTCAGCGAGGCGGAGGGGAGTTTGTTTCCGCGGGCGATGATGGAGAAGGCGAGGGTTCAAGCCCACCCCCAGCCCCTCCCGCAAGCGGGAGGAGAGTTTGATCGGGTTGTGGTCGGGGTTGACCCGCCGGTTTCCACGGGCGGGGATGCTTGCGGGATCGTGGTGGCCGGGCGGCGGGACGGGAAGCTCTATGTGCTGGCGGATTGCAGCATTGAGGCGGCTAGTCCGGAGCGCTGGGCCGGCGCGGTGGCGCGGGCCGCCGAGCAATGGGGTGCGAGCCATGTCGTGGCGGAGGGCAACCAGGGCGGGGCGATGGTCGAGAGCGTGCTCAAGGCGGCGGACTCGGGACTGCGCGTGAAGCTGGTCCATGCCTCGCGCGGGAAAGTCGCGCGGGCCGAGCCGGTGGCGATCAGGTTCGAGACTGGAAGGGCGTTTCTGGCCGGGGTGTTTCCCGAGCTGGAGGCGGAGCTGGCCGGGATGACGATCGGTGGTAGCTATGACGGACCGTCTCGGTCGCCGGACCGGGCCGATGCCTGCGTCTGGGCGCTGACGGAGTTGAGCGAGACGCGGAGCGGCTTGCCGCGGGTCAGAATGCTCTAGGTTAAGAGGCCGCAGCAGCCGAGCCGGCAGGCTCGATCCCCAGGATCAACTCCTGCGCATCAAGCAGGCGTTTGATGTCGGCTTCGCGATGCATCACCTGGCGCTTGGCGATGGCCTGATATTCGGTGTCGTCGAGCATCAGCATCTGGTCGCGCCAGAAGCGCAGCGATTCCCGCGCCTGGAGCAATTCGTCGTCAATTTGAGCAAGCAACCGGTTACGCGGCATTGGCAATCACCCCCACCAACTCGGCTATGCATATGAATGCGAACCATGCTTTCAATAACTTATGTAAATCTGTCAAATTTTCTACCCTGATTGCAACTGGTTGCGCTCCGCTCCGTCGGCGGGCCGACTAACCAGTCCATATGGAGTTTCAAAATGTTCGGATGGTTCGGGCGCAAGTCGGCGCTTCCGGAAAGGCAGCCTTTTGTCCCGGCATGGCTGACCAGTGAGTGTGAGCGAGGCGCTTTCGCGACCGGCTATGAAGCGCAGCTCGACGAGGTTTCCCGGCGCAACCCCGTGGGTCTGCGCGCGGTGCGGCTGGTTGCCGGCGCGGTTGGCGGGCTCAGCCTGTTCGGGGACGAGCGGGCGATGGTGCTGGTCAAGACGGATGGTTTGCTCGAGCGGGTCGCGGCGAACCTGCTGCTTCATGGCAATGCCTATGTGCGCCTGGCGGTTGATGGGCATGAGCGGCCGGCGGAGCTGCATTTGCTCAGGCCCGAGCGGGTCAGCGTGGTTTGCGGCGCCGACGGTTGGCCGAGCGCCTATCTGTATCGAGCGGGCGGGCAGGCGGTGCGGATCGAGCGCAGCGATGCGCTGGATCGGGTGCAGCTGGCGCATCTGAAGGCGCTCGATCCGGGCGACGACCATTATGGGTTGGGGTGTTTGGAGGCTGCGGTTGGCGCGGCGAGCGTGCATAACCGGGCGTCGCGCTGGAACAAGGCGCTGCTCGACAATGCGGCGCGGCCGAGCGGCGCGCTGGTCTATGAGCCGGGGGATGGATCGAGCCTCAGCGGTGAGCAGTTCGACCGGTTGCAAAAGGAATTGGGCGAGCAGTTTGCGGGTTCGGCAAACGCCGGGCGGCCACTGCTGCTCGATGGAGGATTGAAGTGGCAGGCGCTGAGCCTGACGCCCGCGGACATGGATTTTGTCGCGTTGAAGGAAGGGGCGGCGCGGGACATCGCGCTGGCCTTCGGGGTGCCGCCGGTGCTGCTCGGCCTGCCGGGCGACGCAACCTATTCGAACATGCAGGAAGCCGGGCGGGCGCTCTACCGGCAGACGGTGCTACCGCTGGCGGAAGGGATTTTGCGCGGGCTGGAGGCGATGCTAGGCGACTGGCTGGGGCCGGTCGAGCTTGCCGTGGACAAGGACGAGGTCAGCGAGCTGGCCGAGGATCGGGCGAAGCTGTGGGCCAGCGTCGGGGCGGCGGAGTTTCTGAGCCGTGACGAAAAGCGCCAGCAATTGGGGTTTGAGCCATGAGCAATGATGTTTTGCTGGCGCGGCTGATGGCGCAGGCCGAGGGGCGCGGGGTCGACCTGATTACGCTGCGCGCGCTGGTCGAGGAGGGGGCCCAGGCCGGCGCGAGCCGGGCACTGGGCGCGCTGGGACTCGATGATCCGCCGGCGCGGCGGGACATGGATGAATTGCGCGAACTGCTGTCGGCGTGGCGGGATGCGAAGCGATCGGCGCGGCAGGCGGTGGTGAGCTGGGCGGTGCGGGTATGTTTGGCGTTATTGTTGATCGGGCTGGCGGTGCGGCTGCGGCTGACGGATTTGATTACCGGATGACGGCCCCCCTCTCCCATGCGACGCAGCCGCCAGTCCCCCAGACTGGCGGACCGCCGCATCTTCGCGGCGTCCCTCTCCCCCTAAAGGGGGCGAGGGGAGTGCGGTTCGCGGGTTACGCCGCGATTTTCGACCGGCCGGATCGGGGCGGGGATGTGATCCGCAAGGGGGCGTTCCTGGGGAGCCTCGAGGGGCGGGAGGTTCCGCTGTTGTGGCAGCACAAGCCCGGCGCGGTGATCGGGCGGATCGAGCATTTGAGCGAGGACCGGCGCGGGCTGCGCGTGATCGCCGAGCTGGGCGAGGGGGCCGACGCGGCGCGGGCGGCGAAGCTGGTGCGGAGCGGGCGGCTCGACGGGCTGAGCTTCGGCTATCGGGTGCGCGAGGCGGGGAGGAGCGGCGGCCTGCGCGAGCTGCGCGAGCTGGAGCTGGTCGAGGTCAGCCTGGTGGCGGAGCCGATGCAACCGAGGGCAAGGGTGCATGCGGTTGAATGATACAACGATCTGATGCAAAATTGCGCGATGAGGGGCGGCACAATTCTGGCGCTGTTGATGCTTGCGTCCTGTGATCGCGCCGAGCCACCGATGAACGAGATTGAGCGCCTCCAGGCTGAACAGGAAAAACGAATGGAGGCTGATCCCTGCTTGCGTAGGGAGGGTGAAGCGTGGGCGCACGTCGGTTTTCGCAATTGCCTCAAATTCAAACCGCCCGAACGAATGCACGGTGTTTGGTATACCGGGTTTGAGGAGTCCGGCTTTGTGCCGAATGTGGATACCGTGCCCCTAACTCGCGATCTATTCGAGGACCGGCCACGGGAGTTCCAAACGCTTTTGGAGGTCGAGAGTGGGCCCACCTTGAAAAAGCTGGGGCTACCGGAAGGAGATAGGTGCACCAGGGCAGTCGCAATTGAATTTATCGGTCGGCGGTCGGCCGAGCGAGGCGCCTATTATGCCGGCGACGATGGCGAAGTGATTGTCGTGGATCGCCTATTGGGAGGACGTTTGATCGGCAAGATTCGGACCAGGGGATTGCCGGGCTACGACGGGTGGTGCGCAACCCCTCCGTTATCGGAAGCCGAAGCGAGAGCCATCGACGAAGCGGATCATAAATGCCTGGCAGACAAGGCCTGCGTCGCGAAGGTTACAGGCAAGGCGAAATAAGGTGGATCCCGGATCCCTGATTTCATCAGGGCAGGCAAGTCGGGGATGATGAATTGAGAGGAACGCAAGGGTCGCTTCGGCGGCCCTTTTCTTATGGGCGAAAGGAATGGCGATGATCGAAGTTAAGGCGGATCGGCTGGAGGCGTCGTTTGAAGCGCTCGAGGCGGAAGAGGATGGGGTCGAGGCGCTGAAGGCCGAGCTCGCGCTGCTCAAGAAGAGGGTCGACGAGGGGGTTATTGCCTCGCAGCGGCCGGCCCTGGATGGCGTTAAGTCGGCGGAAGCCAGTGCGTTCGTTGAGCAGTTTTTGCGCAAGGGAATTGAAGCTGGCCTGGAGCAGAAGGCGGTGGGCAGCTCGACCGATCCGATCGGCGGCTATGCGGTGCCGCGCGAGATTGATGAGAAGATCGACAAGACGCTGGTGGCGATCTCGCCGATCCGCAGCGTCGCCAATGTCGTCAAGGTGGGCAGCGCCGGATACCGCAAGCTGATCACCACCGGCGGCACGCCGTCGGGCTGGGTCGCCTACGAGGCGGCCCGGCCGATGACAAATACGCCGACGTTCAGCGAGATCGTGCCGGCGGCGGGCGACCTCTACGCCAACCCGGCGGCGTCGCAGCAGATGCTCGACGACGCGATGTTCGACGTCGAGGCCTGGCTGGCGAGCGAAATCGCGACCGAGTTTGCGCGGGCCGAGGGGTTCGCGTTCGTCAAGGGCACGGGCAC